GGCCTGCTGGGTTACGTGGTGGCCAAGCCGTTCGTGACCGGCCAGCCGTTCGAAGCGGTCGACGCACAGGGCCGTCCGATCGGCAAGAAGCAGGCCTATGGCGAGGAATACAGCGCCATCAAGGTGCCGACACCGGTCGCCAGCCGCATGACCTCGGTGCTGGCGTACAGCTTCACCGGCCGCTAACGCTAACGGAATACACCCCGCAAGAGCGAAGCCGTAGGCGAAACCTGGGGAAACGACGGATGACGCGCCATCCCGATCCCCAGGCGTATTCGTACAACCTGAAATGGACACCTTTGACATGAAACGTAACCACCTTATCTTGCTCGCTGCCGTGGCGGTTGCCGCGATTTTTAGCTTTGCCATGGATCCGCACGCCGCACTTAGCGGACTTTCTCCCGTGGCTGCATTCAATGTCGATCCGATGTCGTTGGCGGTACCAGCGGGGATGATCGGCGCCGTCGGGGCAATCATGCAAAAAGTACCGTACACCAACGAAACAAGAAATTTTCAGCACGTCGGCGGCGTGACTGTCCCTCCTGGTGAAACACGTGATGTCGATCCGGCGCTGCTACCGGATTACAAGCCGGAAGGCGAATCACACGAGGTGGAACCGACCGATCCCATTGCCACCTTGTTAAAGGGGAACGTCCGAAGCGTAATCGCAGCGCTCAGGGACCTGTCCGATGAAGAACTTGCAAAAGCCGGTGCCCTTGAACAAGACGGCAAGAAGCGGGACGAGATTCTGTCCGCGATGATGGTGGAAGTTCTTCGCCGTACCGATGAAATGATGCAGGCACGCGATGCAGCCGCCAAGGCGCGGGCCGAAGCGGAAGCAGCCGCCAAGGCACAGGCCGAAGCGGAAGCAGCCGTCAAGGCACAGGCCGAAGCGGAAGCAGCGGCCAATGCACAGGCCGAAGCGGAAGCAGCGGCCAAAGCACAGGCTGAAGCAGAAGCAGCGGCCAAGGCACAGGCTGAAGCGGAAGCAGCCGCCAAGGCACAGGCTGAAGCAGAAGCAGCCGCCAAGTCGAAGAGCAAGAAGTAATCCATGCCCGGCACCATGTCCCGCGCCGATCTGGCGGAAGACCTGAAAACATCCCTGCACGATGCAGCGGATGTTTTCGGCGCTGAGACCGACATGGGGCGTCTGCTGGACACCGCTGCGCTGGACTTCAACCGGCATCGGCCGCGCACGCTGCTGGGCACGCTGACGGTCGAGGTCGACAAGATGATCTATCCGGCGCCGGAGGATTGCTACCTCTTCAAGTCGTCCCTGTGGGGTATCGCGCCGGTACCGCGGGGCAAGCCATGGGAAAGACGCTGGCCGGGCCAGCTGCCGGATGTGCGCATGATCGAAGGACCGGCCGGCCAGGAGCTGCACCTGACGCCGGCGCCGAGCGCGCACCAGCTCATGGTGCTGGGCAGCGAATTCCGCTTTTACTACTTCGCCAACCATCTCATCGATGAGGATGCGACCAAGACCACGATCCGCGCCGGCGATCGCTTCCTGCTGCTGTTGCGGGCCCAGGCGGAAGCGGCGCGCGAAATGGTGAGCCGCAACATGAAAAAGCCGGTACAGATGCGCGACGGCCTGCAGTCGGCGCCGAAGAACATGACGCCGGCGGCCTGGTACCAGCAGCTGATGGCCGAGTGGGAAATCAAGATGCAGAGGCTGCCTGCATGAGCTTCTTCCGCATCGATATCAGCTTGGCCAGACTGCAGGCGAAGAATGCCCGGGCTCCGGCTGCGTTCGTGCGCACGCTGGACCGCTTCGTCAACCGCGGCGCACTGGAATTGTCCCGCGAAGAGCAGGAGCAGGCGCCGAAAGCGTTTTCCACCCTGGTGCAGTCGATTGCCGTGCAAAAGAACGCCGCCGCCGATTACACCGTGATCTCGATGGCGCGCTATGCCGCCGCAGTCAACCAGGGCAGCGAGCCGCACCTGGTGCCGCTGTTGCCGCTGTACCTGTGGCTGAAGTACACCAAGCGCATCACCGATGAGAAAGAATTGCGCAGCCGCGCCTATGCACTGCGCCGCTTCATTGCCAAGAACGGCACCAAGCCGAATCCCTTCGTCAGCCGTGCCCGGATCCGCAAGCAGGGCCGCATCGTGCGCCTGATCCGCGAAGGCGTCAGCGTGGGCATCCAGGAGGCTTACAGAAAATGAACCCACTCACCCCCGAAAAGAAGATCCTGGAGAGTTTCAAGGCTGCCATGGCGTCTTCCTATCCGGCACGCGTTGTCACGCGCAGCCTGAAGGATTTTGCCGACCGCAAGAAGCAGGAACTCGAAGCAGGCATCTACACCATCATCGCGGACGGATTGCCCGCCGGCGAGGTGTATTTCCAGACGATGAAGTTCATTGTCGTCGGCCAGATCCAGCTGGGAGAGAAGGCGCTCGGCGAGCAGGTCGAAGATGCTGAACTGTTGATGATTCGCGAGATCCGCAACCTGATCCAGCGCCAACTGCGTGGACCGGAACTGCAGATCAAGCAGGTCGACCAGTCGGCGCAGCTGGAAGTGCCGTATGGCTGGGTGTCGGTGCACATCGAGGCCGGACCGTACGACGCGACCGAGCCGCTTACCGAAGACGAGAAGATCGGCAACCTGACCGACTTCCTGACCTTCAAGGTCGCCATCGATATCGGTAAGCCACACCAGAGCGCATCGGAGCATGCCAAGTGGGCGTCCGATCCCCCTGACCATTCCACTTCGAAACCCGATCTGCAATCGGAAACCACACTACCAAGGAGCACAGCATGAAGCGCGTCTTCGTCAAGCCCGCACAACGGGAAGTCATTGTCGATGGAAAGAAAGTTTTCAGGACGAAAGTCATTCCTATGCCGGACGGCAATGGCGATTTACCGCCGGAAGGCAAGCACGTCACACTCAACTCGTACTGGTACCAGCGCGAGCGCGATAAGGACGTTGAATTCGTCGAAAAGCAGGAAGGGCCGGCAGCAGCAGAGGAGGCCCCGGCAGCTGCAGCTGCCCGCCCCAAGAAATAACCAGGCACGCGCCGCCACCATCATCACTTAGAAAGGAACCACCATGGTCGACAATGTCAGCTTCCCGAGTATTCCGGACGATATCCGGATCCCGTTTCAAGCCACCGAGATTTCGAACCGCCGTGCAGACGGTGGCACGGCGATCATGCCGCACAAGATCGTCCTGGTCGGTCAAAAACTCGCCGCAGCGCCCATTGCGGTCAATACCGAGACGGTCGTGCAGGATGCTGACCAGGTGGCCCAGCTGTGCGGCCGCGGCTCGATGCTGCATCAGATTGCCTTAGAAGCCAAACGGGCGAATCCTTACTCAGAGATGACGCTGATTGCGGCGGCGGATCTGGAGGCCGGCGTTGTTGCGGAGGGGGGCATTGTGTTCACCGGGCCGGCGACGGCTTCGGGAACGATGGCTCTGCATCTTGACGGCACCCGCATCCAGATCGGCGTGACCAAGGGAGATACCGCGGCTGCGATCGCAACCAACGCCGCAGCGCAGATCAATGCCGAGCTGGATCTGCCGGCAACCGCGGCCGTGGATGGCGCGCAAACCAGCAAGGTCATCATCACCGCGCGCCACAAAGGCGAGTGCGGCAATGACATCGACATCCGGTTTAACGCGAACCGCGGTGAAGCGTTGCCGGCCGGCGTGACGGTCGCGATCACGCCGATGACCGGCGGTACGGGTAATCCGGACGTGGGCCCGCTGCTCGCAGCCATCAAGGGTAACGCCCGTCTGCGCCTGGTGATGCCGTGGAACGACGAGGTCAACCTGGACGCGGTGGAAGCCGACTTCGAAGAGCGCTTCGGGCCGATGCGCAAGCAGGAGGCGCACGCATTTGCCTGTCAGTCCGGTACCTTTGGCGACCTGACCACCTTTGGAGATGGGCGCAACAGCCCCCATTCCACCGTGTTCTGGCGTGAAGGCAATATGGTTTCGCCATGGCGGCTCGCCGCCCGGGCGTGCGGCCTGATCACGACGCGTGGGGCGTCCGATCCGGCGCGTCCGTACCACGCGATGCCGCTGACCGGCATTCCGGCACCGGCGGAAGGGGACCGTGGCGACAACAACGATCACAACGCGCTGCTGAAGAAAGGCATTTCGACCTTCAAGTATGGCCCGGACGGTTCCACGATGATCGAGATGGTCTGCACGACCTACAAGACCAACTCTTTCGGCATGCCGACCACGTCCTACTTCAAGCTGCAGAGCAAGTGGGGCGCGGACTATTTCCGCTTCCGCTGGGATGCCCTCATTGCCCAGGAATATCCGGATTTCAAGTTGGCCGACGATGGCACCGACTACGAGGATGGCCAACCGATCGTCACTCCGTCGATCCTGAAAGCGAGAGCGATCGGATTGTTCATCGACCTGGAGAGAGCCGGACAGGTGGAAAACCGCGCGGCGTTCAAGCAGTCGATCGTCATGTTGCGCTCGATGGTGAACAAGAACCAGGTCAACAGCGTCATGGCGCCGGATCTGGTCAACCAGTACGACGTGCAGGCCACGCTGATCGAATTCATCAATTAACCAGTCCGACC